CTACTACCCATACAAGCTCTGGAGCCTGGAAGGTGATCTCCACTTCCGAATACACATATCCCTTCCATCCTTCTTTCGCAGATTTCAGTACCTTGCAGCGCAAATATGCATCATTCACGTACAGCTTTCCGTAGGTATCATTTTCCGCATCAACTGCAATGATCCGGTATAGCTGCTCCATATTCGCCTGAAATTCTTCCCGCTTTCCAAACACATCAATCGTCACTGTTTTTTCATATCCGTCCGAAGACTCTGACCAGTCCGCATCGAACCAGTCAGTTTTCGTTGTACGAAAAGGAGCTTTCAAAAGATTCAGCTTTTCGCCGTTCATATTTTCATAATACACAATCATACCTGTGGCACTGCTCCTTTCGGTAATGGTCTGTCTATCCGTTTCGTATCCAGGAATACCGGCTTATTGCCATTTTCTTTTGCAATCTTCCTCTGGATACGTTCAAATCTGTCGTAATCAAATCCTTGATCCTTAAAGATCGGATTATTCTTTATTCCGCCTACCGTTTTATCCGAATTAACGGATGTTGTAAGCTGCACACTTCTTTGCAGACTCTGGACTGCTTTTTGTACTCCGGCATTCATGGATCCGACCGGAATATTCTTCTCAAATCCGATTCCCATACCAAGAGCCATCATCTTACCAACCTGGTCCCGGAATACTCTCGATGGAGAATGAATACCAAGTTTTGATTTCACCCAATTGAGTGCATTATCCGCCGCGTTTGCAGCTGCTTCTGCCAGGCTTTTTGCCGCACTTGTTAATCCACTTGCAATTCCCCGGATGATATTCATACCGACACTGCCCCAGTTTACACTGGTAAATGCAGTCTTGATCTGGCTGATCATGGATGGAATCTTACCAAGTAACGCCGGGATTCCCTGAACCAGTCCGACTGCGAGCTGTGTGATAATCTTCACACCAGTCTGTATGATCTTCGGCAAATTCGTGATAATCGTAGATGCCAGCTTGCCGATGATAACCGGTGCTTTCGCTGCCACCTGCGGAATCGCGTTTGCAATTCCCTGTGCCAAGCCTTCCATTAACTGTAATCCGGAAGTTATTAACTGCGGAAGATTACTGATCAGCGACTCAACCAGAGTCAGAATCATCTGTACTGCTGCCGGAATTAACTGCGGAAGTTGTGCGCCCAGGCTGCCTACCAGAGTTGCTATGATGCTTGCGCCTACAGAAATAAGCGATGGTAGATTTGCCGTAATTGCATTCATCAATCCCAAGATCAGGGTTGCACCTGATGAAATCAGTCCCGGAAGTGCTGCTGTGATTCCTGCTCCAAAGTTAGATATAATCTCCGGTCCTTTGGTCTGCGCCAGAAGCAAGATCTGGTCAATCTGTGTACCAAACTGACTGTAAACCAGTCCAAGACCGGCTACCACAACGGCTGCAACTGCACCGAAATTCATCAACCCTACAAATGACGGAATAAAGCCGGCTACTGTTCCAAGAACTCCCTGCAAAGCAGAACCAATCTGTCCGCCCCATGCTCCCAGATAACCGGCAGTATCTCCAAGTAGCGAAAACGCGCTTGTAATTCTAGGAATTTTTGATGCGATTGCAGAACCGATCTTTCCAACTGCCCCTCCGATTTTACCTGGGACACCGGAAACGACCTTGCCGATTTTTCCGACAGTAGCTGACAATTTCGGAGTCAGTACCTGAAACGGTCCTGTAACAGCGCTGCCGAGCCCTTTCAGGCTACCCGTAAAATCTTTCCGGAAATTCGCAGCCGATTTTGTTGCACTTTTGAATCCCTTCGGAAGCTTTCCAAGCTCAGACAAAACACCTGTTGTAATTCCACTAAATCCCTCAACAGCTGACTGTACATTACCGATCTGTGATCCGAATAATGAGATCACCGGTCCGGCTCCTGCAAGCACTGCCGCACTCTTACCAAGATTCATGAGCTCATCCGTGCTCATGTTCTTTAACTTATCTGCTAATTTTTCAACACTATCTGTAAGTCCCTTTAATTGCGGAACCGCTTCACCGATTTTTCCGGATAAGGATTCCACCACATCCATTCCGGTCTTTCCCAGACGCGGGATCATTTGACCAAGATTATTTAAGATATTCTTTGCCGCTGTCCAGAATGTGTCAACCAGGTCGTTCGCACTGATTACACCGGCTTCAAAATTTTCCCAGGCGGCTTTAGCAGAATTAACAGAACCTTCAATCGTTGTAGATGCTTCTTTTGCGGAAGTTCCTGTGATTCCGAGATTTTGCTGGACTTTGTGAATTGCCTGAATCATCTGGTCAAACGTTACATTATCCAGATCTTCTATTTTTTCATTTAAGATACCGGAATCATTGATCAATCGGATCATTTCCGACTGTGTACCGCCGTAACCTAATTTAAGGTTATCCAGCATTGTGTAATTCTGCTTTGCAAAGCCCTGATAGGCATTCTGGATATCCTGCATATTCGTACCCATCTTATTGGCATTGTCTGCCATATCAATGATCGCCATATCTGCTATCTCTGCAGCCTTTGCAGTATCTCCGCCTAAGCCCTGTAGTAATGATGCTGAAAAGCTTGTAACCGTTGACATGTAATCATTAGCAGAAAGCTGTGCTGTTTTGAACGCATTGTTTGCGTTCCTGATCACTGTCTCGGCACTATCTTTAAATAGTGTCTCTACACCACCGACCTGCTGCTCCATATTGGCAACTACACCAAGGGAAGACTTTACAATCGCCGCCGCTCCAGCTCCTACAGCTGCAACAGCTCCGGTCATTGCCTTTCCGACTACAGATAAGCCACTTTTTCCAAGACTTCCAAGCTTATTTATGCCTTCATTGAACCCACTCTCATTGATTTTGGTATCAAAATTCAAATATCCATCTGCCATACTATCATCCTTTCTGATAGCACGGCTCAGGGGCTCACAAGTGCTTAATTCTTAATTTTTATCTCCACCTCCCGTCGGCATTTGCGGCACTTTACATACAGTCCGCTGCACACTGCAGTATCTACGTAAACAAGCAGATGCTGACCGCAGTACGGACACGGATACCACTCACGCCGTGTCGGTATTTTAATTTCCATCACGAGAACATATCTCCAATCTCATAATCATCAAGCTTTCGCTGTTTCTTTTTCAGCGCAACAGCTCTCTGGATCTTCTTGATCCGTTTACGTTCGTCCTTGTCCCGGATTGTTCCAGGATCAATCGAACGATACATAATCCGTTGTTTAATCTCTGTACCATCCGGCAACCAGTCAAACAAGCTCCGGAACTCCCACCAGTGCATATAATCGATCTGCTGCAGGTCGATTCCATATGCCTCCCGGAACGCTGCATAAATGCAGCCGGCATCTTCCGAAAGAGAAAATACCGGCTTCCCACTTTTCTGCTGCTCTTCCTCTTCATCTTCCAGATCATCCTGGTACATCCTTTTGCACATCAGAAAATCTCCGAGTGCATAAATCGCAGCTTCAATATCTTCCGGAACCTGATCCAGATACCACTGCAACAGAAGTCCACACTTCATCCGCCACGGAACCGAGTCGTCTTCAACCAGCTCCGTAAAACGGATCCATTCACGGAAATCTGTCACGATCGGGTAGTACTCTCCGTTCACCTTGACTTCTTCCGGAAACTGCTCATATAAAATATTCATGCTCTGCTACCTTCCGGTATTGGAATATTTTCCTTTACCATACTGTTTCTGGTAGTTTCTTCTCTGCTGACGGTTTCCATTTGGCTGTGGCTGCGGATGCGGGAACTGCTGCGTTGTATTTTGATTTGGTACATACTTATCATATTTATCGTCCAATTTCTTTGTTTCCGCTGTTTCAAAGTCTAACAGTGATTCTGCCGCTTCAGTACACAGCTTGATGCTGTTCTTTCCGCAAAGGATACGCTCCCCGGCTCCATCGCCAAAAAGGGTATCGAAGAACACATAAAAACAGCTACACTGTGCGCGGATGATATCACTATTCTTTCCAACTACCGGAACATTCTGCTCCGCTTCATGCATTGCTGTTTTCGCTTCATCGATCGCATCTAAAAAATCCGCATCCGTGAAATCCACTTCTGCTTCAAAATCTCCAAATTTCCAAAGGCTCATAGGCTCACTCTCCCATTTCTTCTTTATTCTCCGCCAGCAGTGAATGTACAGGTCTTCCATCCGTCTGTGGTGGTTGCAGTACCCTTTGTGATTTCTCCGGCCGCTTTAAAGCTGCCTTTGTAAATCAGGGCATCCGTACCGTCCCCTTCTGTATCTGGAATTACACTCCATGTTCTCTTTCGTGCGGTACAAGTTGTTTCCGATGTCTTCTGCTCAAACAAATCTACCACCACAATATCAACCTGTGCTTCTGTTCCGAGAATCTCATCATCGGTAATTGCTGCAATCTTTTCATGTACCGGATCATTGGTATACCGGTCAAATTCGTAATCGATTGCCGGCGCATAACCGACTACGTCACTTCTTTCAGACGCCTCATCCACATATTGCCGGCTGTACTCTGTCGAGTTCTTTCCATCCGACAGCGATGTAAATCCCGTCATTCTGGTAAATGTCTTTCCTGATCCGTCAGCATCCATAAAAGCCACTCTCTTATGTCTGCCAACTAACATTTTTTCACTTGCCATTTCTTCACACTCCTTACTTATAAATCAATCTGCATATCATCTGATACCGTCCCAGATCGACCTCTGTACTAAATAAATAGCCGGACTGCAGCACTTCTACCCTGATAGCATCGTGCCCGTCCAGCTCTGGAACAATATCATTCAGGTTATTCTGTTCTGTCCACTCTTCAAAGTTCTGATAAAAACCACTGTTGGCAATACCGGTTCTGGCATCCCCATCGTAGGCTTCCTTACTTGTCAGAGCGAACTGGAACTGCTTCAGGCAGCTCCCGTCCACATATCTCTTGTAAATGGGATCTGCTCCAATCGGATCAATGGAATATTCCATTCCATTACCTAAGCGATCAATATTGATCTTTCGGTTATCAATATCCGGATACATCCTCACATACTCCCGGATGCTCTCAATAATCGTTTTTCTTTTACTGTCCGGCAAGTTTCTCAGCTCCTTCCCTGATGGCATCTTTATGGCTCGCTTTCATTGTTTCAAACCATCTTGCCTTAGTTTTATGCTCGTAATACTGCCGGCGGGCATACGGGGCAAGATATTCAATGGATCCGGAACCGATCACTGTACCAAGTGTCCCAGACTTAATCAGCATCCCGGTTCTTCTCGGTGTCAATGGATTCATATAGCGCAGACACTCGGAATCCACAAATGCCTGCGCCCTTGAAAATCCCTCCGCTTTTTTCTGTGCGAATCCCGGAGCCCATTCCAGCCATGCCGTGGTAGAACCATTCTTACCAGTCACCGTAAATACACTGCCTCTCGGAGTTGTGATCCGGAATTCTTTCTTTCCTGCCATCTTACTCGCCTCCGATCCGCCAGTGCGGAGTCGCACCAAACCGGTTGTCCGACCAGCTTGTCACCTTGCAGTGCTTCTGGAACACGGCTTTCAGATCTGCAGGTCTTTCAATCTCAATCTGACACTCTCCCAGGACAATCTGATCATCATTCTGTATGGTCCAGTATCCATAACCGCCACAGCAGGCGAACTGATCCGGCGGAAGATACTGCCCTGCTTCCGGAATATCCGCGGGAATCCGGATTTTGTAAACCTCCGCACTTTTCAGTCCGTTATCCGTAACTGCAGTCTTATGGTCCACATAGACGTGGACACCATGCAAAACGGTTCGGATCCAGGTATCGTAATGTGTGGAATCACCGCTTATTCTGTTATAAACCGTAATGTCACTATTCGTAATCATCATCCACCGCCAAATCCATAAGCCCCGTATTTACCAGATATACTTCTGCAATTCTATACAACATCGAATCCACTGATCGGCTTACATCAAACGATACGGAATACCCATCGTTGTTCTCAGATGTTATTCCATCTCGCTGATCATACTTGTATGCATAATCACACATCTCACAAAGCGCTGTCTTTGCCTGTACCGGCCAAGCGCCTTCCTCCATTCGATTAAATGTATATCTGTTCAACCTGGCACTCATCTTCACTTCAATAGATTTCCAGTGGCTCTCTGGAATCAAAGAGCCACCAAAAGAATCTTTATAGTATTCATATGTTACATTCACTTGATCACATCCTACTCTGCTGCAGTATGAACATAGATACCATCCTTTTTGTTGTCTTTACATTCTGCAATACCAACCGTTCTGTATCCGAATTTCCATCCATCTGCAGTCTGGTTCTGATCCGGAGAAATAATCTTAGATACAGTGTGTTTCTGGTACTGAATTGCAGCCTGCTTATCAACAATCAGGAAGTTCATTGCAACTGCACCGGTATCTTTTGCAAATCCTCCGGCACCAGAAGCATTCAATTTTACCTTATCGTAAAATCTTCCTGACGGAACCTTAATGATTCCCGCGAATCCTTCAATTGCTTTTTTAGATGCAGTCGTATCCAAATCCTCAATCATTCCATACACTGTCGGATTGATAAACAGATAGCATGTACTAAGATTTGCCTCGGCGTTCTCAATCTTTCCTCTTGCAGTTCTGAGTGCTGCTAAAGCCTCTTTTCCTGTTGCAAGAACAGCCTTTGCTGTCGTAACGCCTGAAATCTGTGCGTAAGATGCCAGTCTATACGCATCAAGCTCCGGTACAACCTGAGTCCTTAAAAACTCGCCCGAAAGACGTCCGAATGCAATTCCAGCAGATTCAATGTTATCCATTGCATCCACATTAAACATACGACCTCTGTCATAAGCACATTTCTTTGTCTCATAATCCAGAGTCACGTCACCGGGCACATAACCAGTGCTTTTGTTATAATCCGCAAGCCCCTGCATAGATAACTTCGGAATCAGGATCTCATTTGCGTTTGCTCCCTCTTTGACCAGCTCATTCGGTCCATCCAGAACAGCTGTTAATGATGATAATTTATACACCTCATCTAAGAGTGTTGAATACTGTTTTCTAAGTGCAATCGTATTTGCCATTCTTCCTTACCTCACTTCTTATTTTTCCGGCAGTCCCATGGCAGCTCGAAGTGCAGCAACATCATCTGCTCCCGGATCTGCACCACCTCCGCCACTTGTGCCACCAACCGGATTATTGATTGGTTCATTTGCTCCGAACAAATACCCATCAGACTTCTTGACATCCTCAAGTGCCTTCTTGATATCTTCGGACTGATTCTTAGATTCTTTCAGAGCATCGATATTCAGCATTGCGATAACCGCCTTTTCATTTCTTCCGCCGGCAGCCTTCACTGCTTCTTTAACAGAATCCATAAATACACGGTCAGCTTCTTTTGCTGCATATTCATCATCTTTCGCCTTCAGATCACCCTGAAGCTTTGTGATCTGTCCCTGCAGATCTTTCACATCCACACCTTCAAATTCTTTCAGCCTGGTATTTACATCATCCAATGAAGCCTTGTAGTTGTCCCTCTGGGTAACTGCGTTATCGTACTCGCTTTTAGTACGATAATTTTCTTTCCAAGCCTTATCGAAATCTGCTTTCTTATCTGCTGGGACTTCCATTCCATACTCTTTCAAAATCTCATGAATATTTTTCATAGTTTTTCCTCCTGAAATATTTTATTGACCGCTCTTTCAGCGGTATGGGATATAGCCGGGTAGACCTCCGGCATGGTAGTTGTCCAGTTTAATGCCATATGACAGGGCATAAAAATAAGACGCTTACCCCTGCGCCTTAAAGGGAGATATCTGGATCGCCACCTTCCTACGGTTCGATTCGATCAATGTTATACTCAACAGCACAAGTGTGCTCGATTCTACATCCTCTTGCATCCTGCCATCCTTTCGCAAAATATGCGATATCTGCACCTGCTAAAAGTTCCAGAGATTTTCCAAGGAACCACAGTGGCTTTGCATCTACCGGTGCTTCCTGGAAGAATGAATCAATCACTTCTACTGGCTCGCCAATCACCTTCTCTGCGCTCTCGATTGCTTTCTTACGCTCTGTCAGAATATCTTCATCAGACTTTCCTCTCATTGGCTGACTGATAAATAATTTTTTCATACCGTTTACTCTATCCTTTCTTAAAAATGAGTATAAAAATACCACCGGTCTTATCAACTGGTGGTAACTACACAACTGCTTT